CTCGTTTCCATCCATGGCCGCTTTCGCAGCTTTTTTCAGGTGGTCGTTGATGTTTTCCTGCGCCCGCGCAACACCCGGAATCAGGAATGGCCGCGCTGGGATGTTTGAAGCCGGCGCTCCGTATTCGTGGATGTAACCGAGCTGGGCATTGTTGATCGGCTCGGTATCACCATCTTCGCGAGTCGCCTTCGAAGCGGGGATGCCAACCATGACCTGCTTGCCGGCAAGCCCCTGAATGGTTGCCAACACCTTGGCCACATTGTCGGTGGTGATCTTCATGCTCAAAGCTGAATCCCCCCAGTCCCGACCATGCGGGCCAATTGCAGGTACCGGATGCCGTAGGTGCTCAAGTTGAAGAATCCGCCGTCTTGAAGCGCGACGGCGCCTGTGTCGTAGCCGGCGCTGACCTTGTCCACCGACTTTGACGTCAGCGGCCCCTTAACCTGGCCGGCAGTGCCGCCTACCATTTCGGTCAATTGGTTGCCAGCGGCGATGGCCAGGTTGTGGGCAATGAACAACTCAAGACCCAGGTCCAGATAGTCGCACCAGCGATCAGGCGCAAGCGTCTTCTCGCCCAGACTCAGCCATAGGTTCACGGCTGAGTCTGGGTATTTGGTGGTATCGCTGAACTCGGGGAAGTCAGTGCGGAACTGGGCGGCGTCCATGATCAGGCCTTTGCGTCGTCATCACTGGTATCGCCATGCAAGGCCTTGGCCTGCTTGGCGGTCAGTGGCTCGGAGTTAGCGGCCACGTACCAGTGATCCGCAATCTCGTCTTCGACCTCATGAAGGCCAGCTTCGAAATCGCGGATTACGCCTTCGGCCAGGTTGAGCTTGAAGCTCTTGAGCACATTGAGGAATTTCATTGCGCTCTCCTTAGATGCCGTCGCGGTAGCCGACAGTTTCCGGGTAAACCACTTCAACCACGCCCAGGCGGCCGTAGTAAGTGGTGATCTGACGAATCCCGCGATATTCCAGCGGGGTGCGCTGCAACGGTACCAGCGGGAAGCGAACGCGATCCTTCTCGTTGGTATACGCCATCATGCGGTTGGTGCTGGAAGCACCACGACCGGTTAGCCATTTCAGCGGCTGGATGTTCAGCGGACGGCCATTGATCGAGTTCGACAGGCTGTTGACCTTCAGGTACTCGATGATCGAGATGTTGCCCGCGGTCGACACGATGCGGCTGACCAGCTTGCTGTAGCTGACCGGATCCAGGCGCAATTCGCTCGGGCAGATGGCGAAAGCAGACGCCGCCCACACGCTGTTCAACAGGTCGTTGACGTCGGCCAGGATCTGGTCCGGAGTCGCAGTGGTCCAGTTGCCGGTGATGGCGTTGCTGACGTTGGTAACAACGCTGGAGTTCACCAGGCCGGTCTCGCCCAGCTCGGTATCGCCAATGTAGACCTGCTCGTCGATGTCCATGTTGTGCTTGAGCTGCATGCCCGAGAACTTCTGGCTATCCACCGGGCGGCCGAGTTGCTGGGCTGATGCGAGCTCAGGCAGCGTCCACGACAGCTCCATGCCCCACAGGCTCAGCGGCTTGGCGGTCTTGCCAATGTCCAGACCAAGACTTGCAATGGCGCTGGAGTCCTTGCCGATCCAGGCTTTGCCGTTCGGGCTGGTGCCACCGACGGCGGCAAAGGTGCTGTTGGTGAAGCTGGACAGTTCGTCCGCAATGCTCACGTCTTCACGCAGCTGGATATCGCGAGACCAGGTAACCGAGGCTAGTGGGCCGTGCAGGTTCTGGTCCAGACGCTCCAGCTCACCGATTAGAAAGACGCCAGTCGAGTCGATGGTTTGCGCATCGAACGTCATCAGGCCGTCGCGGGTGTGGGCGCGCTTGATCGAGCGCGGCAGAATCAAATTGCTCATCGAGCGTTCCCCTTAGATGTTGTAAGCGATTTCGACGTTGCCAGAGGCATCGGCGGCGCCCATGAAAGTCGCGGTGGTCATCGCGACGGTGTTGGTGCTATCAGCGGCGGCTTCAATGCCACCGATGGGCTTGCCGGCCGCGGCTGCGGCAACTCGAACGTAGACCTGGCCGTCTTTTGCGGCGGTACCAGCGTTCAACTTCACGCTCATGTAACCGCGACGCAGGACATCTGCGACGCCTTTGGTCGGTGGGGTGGCGGTGCCGAGCGGATCGGAGCCAGAACCACCAGTGATCGGGTATGGACGAGCGAACAGGCCGTACTCAGCACCAGCGGCATCGCCTGCACCGAATGGCACGAACTTGCCGCCCACGATCTTGCCGAACAGGCCATAGCCTGCGAAAGGCGAAGCCGAATCCAGGAACACCGGCTCGATGGTCGATTGACTGGCGCGAGTGACGTCGCCTGGAATGCCCGCAGGCATGCGATACAGAAATGCGTTACCCATGGGGGATATCCTCAGTTACGGCCCGAGCCGTTCCAAAATTCGCGGTTGCGTTGGTTGATGTCCGCGACGCTCATAGGAGCGCGGCCGAAATCCTTGGTGGTGATGGAGGCGCGCGCGCCGGTTGCGTTGTTCTGCAGCTTGGCGAACTCGGTAACGCCAACGAATGTCGCTGCCACCTGATCGGCAGTCATCGTCGACAGGTCTCGGCCAGCCAGAAACGGCTCAACCAGCATTTTGCCATCGCCGGTTTGCATGGCCTTGGTGAGTGCCAGGCGCTGGCAGGTGCAGACGTGGTCGGCGGTCTTGGTCTTGGCATCACGCGTATGGAAGGTGATACCCGGGGCGATGATCTCTGACCGAGAGCGCAGGTCGGTCATGACCTCGGCGTCACCGGTGTAGGTCTTGCCGGATGCTTCAGCGTTTTTCGCCGCAGCTTCAGCTTCGAGGATGTCATCTTTGGTCTTCGACGCATCGCCGTCGTCCGGGTCTTCGTCCTCGGTGATCTTCTTCACCTCGGCCTCCATGTCGGCCATGCGCTTGTCCATGGACTTCATGGTTTTGAGGATCGATGCGAGAGCAGCGGAATCTCCGGTCTTGGTTTTCCCGCTTTCATCCTTGTCGTCGTCTTCGTCCTCGTCGTCGGTCTTGGCGCCTTCCAGCGCCTCTTCCAGCGCGGCTTCGTCCTTAGCCTTGAATGCCGTGCGGACACGATCCATCCAGGTGCGTTTCGTTTTTGTATCAGTCGTCTTGGCCACTTCGGCGTCTCCAATTGCACATCGCGGGCCACAGCGGCCACGCTCTACCAGGGCTACGTGGTTTCCCACGATGTTCATCTGGCGGCCGCGACCGACTGCCAGTTGTTCGTAATCGGCGTTATAGCCGCAGGACACCTGACGCAAGCCGCTGCGAACCTCCTCGATCGCTGTTGCATCGGTGATCAACAGGTCGGCCAGCATCAAATCGCTTTCAACCCCATCACCCTGGCGAACGTTCTGGGTAATACCCCTCGACAGTTCGCGCCAGTTTTCGGGGGTTACGAAATCGTCGGGGTGCGCCATGGTCACCGGCTTCCCTTCGAAGCTGGCGATGGTCTCGGCGCGGAACACCTCGTCTGGGTTCCGCTCGATAGTCACGATGCCGCCGGCGCCGCCCTGGACGATCGGGCCGTCCTCGTTGACCAGCTCGCTTTCGTCGTAGACCAGGGTCCCCGTGCGAGCGATGGGTACCGCCTCACACAGCAGGAAGCCTTCAGGCGTCATCCGCTGCCGAGCGCTCAGGCGTTCAGGCGCAAACCAGCGCCCAGCCTCGTCTTGGGTTCTAACGTGCATAGGGGTTCACTCGGGGATAACTGGTTCTGGGTAGCAGCGGCAGTTGGGCAGGCAGCCGGCGTGACCGGTGAGCTTGTCCAGGGTGGGCGGTGAATCCCAGCGAACAAACTTGCCGTTCATTTCCTTGTGGGAGTGGCGGACGTCGCTGTCACCAGAGGTTCGCCAGATGTAGCCCTCGCTGCCCACGGCCTTGGCGCGAGCCTCGGTCAGGGTTGCAGCTGTCCGGGATACCTCGGTGCGGGCGATCAGCTTGGCTTTGCTCTCGGACACTTCGCCTGATCGCATGATTTCCTTCGCGATCTCGCTGGCCCTGGTGCCATCTTCAATGCCCTGCAGCGTCAGTTCGTGCACGCGCTTGGCGGCGTCGAGAGGGATGCTCTTGATCAGCGTGACCTGTTCGGCCAGCAATCCCTGCATGGCGGCGCCGGTTGGCGCCGTGCGGATCTCTTGGCGCAGCGCCTGAGCCATTTGCTCAGTGAGCATTGCCCAGGCCTTGCGGTCCTGCTGATTGACCTCGGCAATCATCTTGCTCGCCGTCGAGACGGCCCAGTCGTTCAACAGTTCTGCATACCGGTTCAGCATGTGCGAGATGGTAGGCTCGACCGATGGATCGCCAGGCGGAAAGCCGTTGATGATGCTTCCCACCTGGCGCGCTACCTGCGACAGCGAGGACTGGTATTGCCGTTCGGCTCTACTCGTCCTTACCGGATTCCGGCTTCGCTTCTTGTCCCGGGTTTTCAGGCGCATCGATCAGGTCCTTTTCGCCAGGGACTGGTGGTGGTTCTTCTTCGGCCGCCTTGATTTCGTCGTCCGTGATGTTCGACCACAGCCCGGTGGTATTGCTGGACTGGCGCAGCTCTTTGAGCGCGGTACCACGGTCGACAATGCCGGAATCGAACGCCGACACCACTGAAATGGTGTCCTTGCTTCCGATCTCTGCCTTTTCGGTATCGCTGAGCTGCCAAAGCGGCACGAAGTCGAACGCGAAGCCATCAGGTAGCGGCTTGCCCATCTCAGACCGGCAGATCACGTCACAAAGCGTCGTAACGCCCGGGCGCAATGCCGAATCTTGGTCTGCCTTCACGCCGTCGTAGTAGATCCTGATCTCTTCCTCTGAGCTGCCATTGAGGCCGCCAGGGGATTGCCCAAAGAGAATTGCCGCCGGAGTTTCAAGCGCACCACATACCTGCTCTCCGAACTTGTCGATGACGGCATCCAGACCACTGAAGTTGTACTGATGCGCCTCAAACTTGTCCGTCGAATCCATGAGGGTCATCCCCTCGTTGCTCTGGAACTGGCGGATCATGTCGATCTGCTTCAGAAGCGCCTCATAGGATCGGCCACCTGTAGCGATCAACTCTCGCAGCTTCTCGACTGAATAGGTCCGCAGGTGGGCCTTGTAGACCAGCTGTGCGGTGCCTTGGGTGACGCTGTCGAACGCGACAAGCCGATCCCATAGACGCTCCAGCACCGACTGACCCCATCCGTTCTCAGCGATGCGCTGCCAGTACGGCAGCTCGACGCCTTCCCGGCGAATCACGCGGCTGTAGTGAATCTTCTGGTTGATCAGCGCCTGAGCATCGGCCACCACGGTGTAATACTTCGGCTTTCCGAGGTCGGGACCGTATTCAGTGACCAGGTTCTCCAGCGACGGCTGAACGAGCCAGCGGTCAAGCACCAGCAATCCTTTGAACTGGCCGGGGCCGATCGTATCCAGGCGCAGCGGTGTTTCAGGGCGCTGGCCATCGATCAGCATCACGGCGATCGAGCCACCGTAGAGGCGCGACCATTTCTCGTTGTCACACAGGCCTTTCCAGATTTGCAGCCGCTCAAAGGCGCGAGACAGCTTGTCCTTCTCATCCGGCGGCATGATCGAGTTGAATTCAATGCCTTCCCGCGTCATGTCTTTGGCGCGAACGTCGACAGCGCGCCCAGCCAACCAGCTGGACCGATAGACAGCCTCCATCTGGATGCGGTTGCGGCTGACAAAGCTGAATCCGTAACCACTCGCGCTGTTCTGGTTGGCGGTTCCCAACCCAACGCGCGCCGTGAAGTTTTGGAAGCTGTCGTTCGTCATGAACGACTTTCTGGCGGCGTCGGTCTGCTGGTTGACCTTCGCAGCTCGAGCGCTCATCTGATGCTTTCTGCTCATTCTGCGAGTCTCTTCCAGATATCGATGGACCTGGCCGCCGGCTGATAACAAATCATCACGGAGTCAGCGAGGTTTGGTGATTTAGTGCCCTCGGGTGCCTTGTCGATGACGACCTTGCCCACGGCGTTGATTGTGTAAGTGGGCTGCGAGAGCTCCATGGTCAGGAGCGGCAGCTCAGCCAAGTCCGGCGATATCGAAATCAACTCGTCCGGATCGAACGCCATTCCTTCAACCACGGCCCGGTAGGTTGCCTGGAACCGCATGCGAAGCGCCCACCAGGCCTGAGCCTTGGCGTTTGCGAAGAAGTCCTTGTTCAGGCGCTCCTTGACCATCTGTCCTTCGGGGTCATGCACGCCACCGGAACCGCGAAACGGCTGGTCGTTGATCTGCTGGATACCCTGCTCATGACGTAGCTCGTTGATCACCCGAGCATCACCGCGCACTCCGGCGCCCAGGCCGTCGGCATCGTAGTCGAATGTCTCATACCGGCGCTCATCGCAGATTGAGAACGCCTTGACCACGGTGGCGTAGATATCGCCGCCCTTTCCTGACCAGGACTCAAGAAAGTCCAGCAGGAAGCCATGGCGGCCAGCGAAGGCGTTCTTGTCGATGCCCTCGTCCGCGACGTCGAGACCACCGCGGCGCATACCTGTCGGCTCAATGCCAAGCTTCAGGTGCGCGCCTATGGCTGCCTGCACCCAGGCCGATGGGATGACAACTCCCTCAACCGAAGCCGCGTAGTTGATGTCGATCTCTTGGGCTACGGTGACGGGGTCAAGGTCGTTGACCTGCTTCTCGTACCAGGCATCATCCTTGCGCGGATCATCGCGCCAGTGAAACGTGAACACCTTGATCTTGCCGCTGTGCCGGCGCTGGGCGAACGAGTTGCCCATGCCGTTTGGCGTACTGATGTCCTGCCGGCAGTTAGTGGTTGCCGACAATGAGGCATCGACCAACTGAGGACGCTCAAGGAATGCCGACTCGTCCACGATGTAGAAGCTGGTCCGGTCGCCACGGCCAATGCCGTCACCTGACTCGCCAGTGATCACCGAGCCGGTATCAGGGAACAGGATGCGCATGTGCGGCGCGTGCTTTCGATCGTCCCAGGTGCCTCGGAACTCCCTGGGCAGCAGGCGCATGAATGTGCGCGCCTTGTCGAACAGAGATTTTGGCGAACCGATTTTGTCGACGTATTCCTCCTTGCGGGAGCCAAACCCAACCACAAAGCCGCTATTGAACATGCATACCGTCGATGCCAGGCCGATAGTCAGCCATGACATACCCATGTCGCGGGTCTTCTCGGTGATGCCGGGCTCTTGGTTGCGCCAGCGCTCCATGAACCACTCAATCCATTCTTCCTGCTTCGGGAACAATAGGAACGGAATCGATGCAGGCAGGCCGCGCTCAACGTTGCGCGGGTCGGCCGTCATGCCCCAGTCGATAATGAACTGGGCTGGATTTTCACGGTAGAACTCTCTCAGCGCCGGAAGCACCGAAGGGTTACGGCGAATTCGCTCTAGCCGCTCAGTGCGCCACTCGAAAACCTGAATGTAGTCCGGTTTTTTGAAGTCAAACGCAAATGGTATTGGCACTTTATTCGCCCGACATCAGGTCGTGATAGATCCGCGAAGCTTCTACGGGATCTGAGGTAACCGTTGAAATAGATTGGACTGGGCCGCCGCCTGGGCCGCTGTGCTCAAGCTTGTGCTTGTTGCTGTAAGCGCTACCCATTTCTTTCGCGGCTTGCTCCAGGATCTGCAACGCAAGACCGATATTCTTGGTCGTTTCTGCCCTCTCCACAAAGCGATTCAAGGCTCGCAACCGGAACGCACGGTTGGCGATCGGGATCTCCGCTGTCTCTTCGCGAAACCGCTTGCGGGTGTCGTGG